TTGCTTGTTATCCCGGTGGATGTTTCCTGAACAACCCACAGATTGTCATTGTAGGCTGGTTGGTGTGTTCCACTGACTTGGTGACTTGCTGATAGTGCCATCTATTTATAATTAAGAAATCAACCGAAGTGGCTGAATTAGAGCAGTTCGTTTAAACAAGCACACACATAACTTTCAAATCCCGATGCTGCCGCCTTCTCTAATCGCTTCTGCTTCTGTTTGCTTATGGTAGTGTGGAATGCAAGGGTATTGAGAAACTCAGTCAGTGGCATCTCAAGTATAGTATCCCACTCTTGCCGTCTGCCTCCTGCTAATCTATCAACTAATCCGAGCCATCCGAAAACATCTCCTTTGCTTTCTTCACCTCCCCCTTCAAATAGGTTAGGGTAGTTTTTAATAATTTCGGATAGAGTGCCGAAAAAAAAAGCGAGTATTTGTAAAACTGTGGTGCTGTTAATTCCTTGAAATTGTCAACCTTCCATTGATAGTCATCCTCTATCTTTCGCCCAAATATGTTCACTCTGTAACTTAAACAAGCAATGATCTTGTGCAATGCCTCTATCTTGTCACTATCACCTAACTCTTGCAGTTCAATGAAGTGATGTGCCTCCATTGCCTTGGCGTTCTTTACGAGCTTAAATCTTCTCCCCTTATGCTTGAACGTCCACTTCAATCGGTGCTTTGGTTCTTGCTCTAAAAAGGACAGGTCAATTTTACGCAAGTCATTTATTGTCCACTTCTCAACCTCCTCATAAGGTAGCCCTTTAATTATCGCCACCGTGTGAGCTGTTTTCTCAATAGGGTTAAGGTCATCAGGTAACTCTCCAATCTCTTGGAGCATTCCGATTGTAATATCTTTCCATTTAAGCATAGTAAAATAGTCCTGGTTTATTGTGTTGTTTGCAATCATTGGCAAGAGCTAAAGACATTACACAGTCATCGTGTAGTCCTTGGGGTGCTGTGTATCTCACTCCTGTTCGTGTGTATTCAAATTCAAAGTTACGCATTTCATCGGCAATTACTCCGTCAGGGAATTTAACCTTCTGACTTTGCACCGCCACCACTAAGCCCTCAATGAGTTGCTGCTTAGATTGGCTTGTGAATTTAAAGCCTTTGATTCTTGGGTGCTGCCTTTGTAGTTGCTCAACGATGGGATCACCCACTCCCGTACTATCCACGAACGCAGGTGTGTTCCCTATGGTTGCCGTTATCTTCTGAAGTGTCTGACTCCAATCTGCTTGGAATCTGTCAAAGTGAACGACCTCTCCTTTTTCGTTTAGCCCTATGATGACAGTCCAGTCGGTGTATTTAGCAAGGTCAATTCCGTATGCCGTTGGTGTGCCGGTACTCTGTTGAATACAAGCGTCAATGTTCTGATGTCCAAATGGGTTAGAATTGTCATCAGCAGGTTCAGCCAAGTACAACTCACGAAACACATACTCAGGTAAATCACGTTTGGCTTGTTCAATCTCCTCACGTTCAATGATGCCTTCATCTGCCGCATCGTAAGCCGTAATTTTGAAATACTCCATATTCGGATCACCTGCCTTTGCCCTCTCTCCTAATTTGTAAAACCAGTTCTTTTTACCCTTGACGTTTCCGATGAGCTTACATCCGCCTTGTGTCGCTGTTAGGGTAGAACGTAAAGCGAACCATGAGTCCTCTCTTGCTCTTGATGCCTCGTCAAAGACTGCTGCATACACATCGTCACCATATAAGTTATCGGGCTTTTCTGCACTCTTAAACTCTATCCTTGAGCCTACCGGTGTTATCAGTGTCAACTTGCTTTCATTGGATACAAAGAAGTTTTTCTCTGTCACCTGTGCCTTCATCCTTCTGAATGCAATCTCAGCCTGTTGGTACACAGGAGCAACCCACCACACCGATTGATTTTCTTTTAGATTAAGCGACTGCTCAAATAACCAAATAATATGACTTGCCGTTTTACCTGTCTTGGTAGATGCTGCCGTTATCGTGTAACGTGCCTCACTGTCCAAGATGGCTTTTTGGTAGCTCGTCAGTTTTGGTCTTGAGTAGTTTATTTGCATACTTTCCTCAGTAGCTCTACACGCTTTTTGTTTATGGTATCAAGATCGTGTTTTTCTTGGCAATAGTGATAGTTAATTTCACCCACCTCTTTGACTTTGCCTGACTTGATTAGCTTTCCTATCTCTGACCAATCGTTGTTCTGCACAAAGAAACATCCGAGATTGTCACGGTGGTTCGTGTATGGTTCAACTGCGCTTACAAAGATGGGTAACTTGTAGGCTGCTGCTTCTAATATCTTCAGCTCTGATTTATAACGGTTGAACGATGTCTTTTGAAGTGGAGCAACACAGATATCTATTTCTGAATAATACTTGCCGAACTCATTGGCTTTTGTTCCTACCCTCGTTTCAAACCACTCAGGGCGTTTATGTCTTGGCTCTCCTGTGATTGCTTTCTCCATTGTAGCCCAATCAGGAACGTTCTCATGAAATCCACACATTAGAAATCTCGCTCCGTGTTCCTCGCAGATAGACTTTATTTTGTCTGTAAGCAACTTTAAGTCTTCCGTGTGGGATAACCCTCCAACCCATCCGATTGTTAAAGGATGCTCTGTTTCTGCTTTCCATTGACTTTGATTTAAGTCTAAGGCATTGGGTATGATAGTGACGTTCTGATTAAACTCCTTGACCTTCTCCTCAAGTTGCGGAGTGGTAACCATCACCGCATCTGCATAATGTAGGCTATCCTTAATGCCATTTTTTATGAATGCTCTGTAAAACTTGTAAGCCGGGTTATGTTTAGGGATTACCCAATAATCGTCAATATCGACTATGAAGGGGATTTTCTTTTTTGCGAGTACCGGTAAGATGTTGTATTGCAATCTTCCAAGCCATCGGTTGAATACCACGCAATCATATTTCTCAAAGGGCAAATCAGCCCACTCGTTTTGATCCACAGACACATCAACTGTGATGCCGTAGTCTATTTGGATTTTGACGTAAGGAGTGTACAACCTATGGAAGGACACTCCGTTCATGCCGTCAAGTAGTAGTAAGATTCTCATTAGAAAGGCATGTCATCCTTTTCCTTCGGTGGTCTTGGTACTGCTACATAGTGGGTAGCCTTTGACCTGTCATTCTGAGTCTTGAGTTTCTGCACTCTGATTCTGACATCTCCGTACTTGTTAATTTCAAGCCTTCCGTCAGCAAGTGCTTGTTTGAATTTCTCCACGTTTACCGTGATGTTCAAGCCGTAGTCATCCGACCAGGCGTTTCCTAAAAATGTAATTTCATCCATATTAAAATAGCTTAAGTTTGTTTGCTTCTTTGATTCGCTCTTGTGCGATATTGTAGTATTTCTCCTCCTTCTCTATTGCGATATATCTCCTGTTTGTGTTTATTGCTGCGACTGCTGTGCTTCCACTTCCACAGGTCAAATCAACTACAAGATTATTCTCGTTGCTGTATGTCTTAATCAAGTCCTCAAGTAGTGCAATAGGTTTTTGTGTTGGGTGATAGCCGTTGTAGTCCTTTTTATACTTGAGTACGTTGCTTTTGTATTTCTTACCTTCCCATAGGTTAAACGTGTGAGGTGCTTCTCTCGTCATTCTTTCTATTAGTTCTGTTCTGTATTCTTGGTCTATTGGCTTAAGTTCTGCAAACGTCTGAAAGCCTTGCATTTTGTCAATGTTAAAATGCTCAATCAGTTCGTTGTAGGTTGGTTCTGTGCATAGACTAAATTGAGTTGAATCCACATAAAAAGTATGCTCTGCCCTTCTGTGTTGAAGTTCATTATTTATCTGTTTTAAGTTTAGTCCGATGAAATCCATTACTTGCTTGAAGTATTGCCTTAATGGATGTAGACCTTGAAAGTCGTGTTTTGTATGGGTTTTACTAAATACCAATATATCCTCAAAGTAACTAACAGGGGCTTTCTTTGATAGTAGAGCGTTTGCATAATGGTCTTTCTCCCATATCATTCGATAACTGAAAGGAACGTTTGGAATTGCGTTTGTAATGAGTTGCGATGTATAAGGCTCTTGACTGAATAGAATGAGTTTGCCGTTCTTTCTGAGGATTCGGTTTGCAATACTGAAAATGTCCGCAGGGTTTATGGCATCATCCCAATGAGTTTTCCCACTCATTCCAAAGCCTTCTGCATTTATATCTTTGACAGTTCCATACGGTGGATCAGTCAATATCAAGTCAACTGAACCGCTTTCTATCTGTTCGCTTTGCTCTAAACAATCTCCGTGTAAAATCATCAGTCTAAATTAAGTGTCACGTTTACAACCTTAGCCTCAACGGTTGCATCTACCGTTTCCTTTGGCTTACCATATACCCTGCTGAGTAAAGTATCCATGGAGTAGAGTGAGCCTTTCTCATAGCTCTTAATAATAGCCTTTGCAACTGTCTTCTCAAGCATGGTTGCTCCTTCGTTTTTCAGTACCTGTTTAATCTCCTTCTCATCCATCGCCATAATAGCTTGAATGCTGTCATTTACTTCAGATAGTTTGTAGCCCTCCTCCTTCATCAGAGTGGTGAACTTTTTAGGTCTGCCATTAGGGTTGTTTGTTTCCCCTTTCTCTGGAACTTTTAGAGTGCCTCCGTTTCTGCCTGGTATCTCTTTCATTACTTTGTTCTTACTTTGTAATTACGTTCATTCATCTTCACCTTATGGACAACCTTAAGCATCTCTTTGTGTTGCTTTTTATCACCGTATTCGATGTGACATGACCTACACAATCCCATTAGGTTTTCAATCGTGTCCTTGTTTCCTCCACCCATACCACGAGCCTCTATGTGGTGAATATCAACTGCTGTGTTGCCGCACATCTCACAAGGTATCCAATCCGTCGGATGGTAGTTCATCTCCTTGAGATAAATCTTTGTGTGTTTTTTCAATGCGTTTCCTCCTTTTACGTTTTGGCTTTTGCTCGTCGTCAGTTAAAGTTTTTAATTCTTTCTGCTGTGCCTCTGCTCTGATTATCATTGAGAGCATTCCCTCAACAACACAATTGCCGCACGTTGGAAGTGGTTTGCCCATCTCTTGTAAGTACACTGCTCTGAACTCCACGTTTTGTTCAGGTGTCATCTTCAGCACTTGTGTTTCTTTCCATTTCTGGAATACTGGCAGCATCTCTGTGAGGATAAAGTTAATTTGTTCTTTGTTCATTTAGTATTCTGATTACTTTGGTTAGTGCCTCATTGACTTCGCTTGGTCGTGGTTGACTGATGGCAAAGCCTTTTCGGTATTTTAAATGTCTTTGTAGTGTTTCAATTACTTCGTTTAGATCCTTTAGTTCATACATATCTGTTCAATATCGCTGCTATCATCCCTGCCGCAAATGAGAATAGAACCCCCTCCAAGGAGTGGAAGTACACAACACTCAACCAAAACGCAAGACATAGCTCACAGGTAAATGGCTTAACCTTTAGCTTGTATGTCCAGTTTCTTACAAGAATTACTCCTGCGGAAGCGAGTCCTATTATCTCAAATGTATGGCTCATATTTTTTGAATTGTTTGTTCGCTTTGTATTTAATCTCGTTAATTACTTTGTCTATCTCATGCCTACTGATGCCGGTTGCTCTGCTGATTGATCTTGCTGATTTTGGTTTGATGTTACGCCCACCCTCTGAATAAAGCCTCCAGATTTTAGTGTGATACCAATCATATTCTCTGAGTACAATATCAATGCAGTAGTGCAGTATCTCGTTTCTGTAATCAACATCATGATCAGCAATCTCAAGCTTGGAGCTGTCAAGCATTGGCTCTTGTTTGAATAGTTTGTTAAACCTGGTATATTGCCCATAGGCTTGATTAACCACAATGCGAATGACAAGCCCTTCCCAATATCCACTGTTGTATTTTTCAAGTATCCATTCTTCATCCTTTTCGCATATTATTAGAAACACCTCCTGATATAAATCATTGGCTTGGTGCTTCCCTATCTTGTCACAAACCTCCCTCAACCATTCGGCTGTTGTCAGCTCGTTTATGATGTCGGCTTTTTTGATATGTCAAAGTTTGTTTATCTTTTTTATCCTTGTTCAAGAAGTTTTACACAATAAACGCACAGTCTTGTCATTGCATATTGAATAAACCTCAAAGCCTTGTTTGATGTATTTATTAGCATAGTAGATGACTTGCTTGTCATTCTCAAGGATTATGTGAACGTATTCTTTACCCTTTCTCACTGTAAGCTCCATCAAGTAGTTCTAAGATGTTCAACTCATTGCTGTATATCTGTGGCATATCTAACCAGTTCTCAACCTTCTTGCATCCGTTTATCACGCTTGAATGGTCACGGTTAAATATTGAGCCTATCTTAATTGTGCTGTAATTCTTTTTATATCTGAGATAATAGAACATAGCATGACGGATGTTGACAATAGGTCTATCTCGCATAGGTGATTTTAGTTCGTCCTCTGTGATTCCGTACTCGTTCAGTATCTTTCCGTACAACTCATGGCATCTCTCAGGGTTATGGCCTTGTAACCGCATGATATCATGACGCATCTTATGGATGGTTACTTGATACTCACGGATCTCATTTCGAACTTTGCGTTTGTAGTTATCGTGTTGCTTTTCTAAGCGTGTGAGCTTTTGCTTTGCTGCGATGTATTCTGGGTAAAAATCTTTCATAGTAATTTTATTTGTGTTGTTGGTTGGTAATTTGCGTCGTATCGTTTGTTATCTCCTTTTGGATAAGGTTGTATATCGTATCTTAATGCTTTTATTAATTTTTTCTTTTCAGTTTTTGAGCCTAAGAAATAAACATATCTATGTTTTGGTTCACGTTGTACTTGATATAAATCATCTCCATATTTTTCTTTTAGTAATTCTATTCTATTCGGTGTAAATGCAAATTCATCCATCAATGTTCTGGTGTGTTTATCCTCTTGTCCTTTTATAACCCAATCCTTTTGTGTATGAGATAATCCTAAATACATAAAGTTAGTCGCTTGATATATATATCCATTGTGTCCTTGTGATTTATCTGCATAACTTACGATAATCAAAGGTTTAGGTAATTTATTTAAACATTGAGATACAAAATAAGAAGTGCAATTTTTATCATGTCCATCATTTACAATTAATCTATTTAATTCATATACCAAATGCTCATATTCTATACCACATATACTCCGTTTCATTGTTAATGGAACGGCATTGCCAAAAGCACAAACTCCTATTAATTGCTTTTTATCATATAATCCAAAACAATAAGAAATAGACGGCAATCGTTTTAAGTAATGCTTCTTTAAAAACCATTCCTTACAATCTTGATAGTCGATGCTTCTTACTTCAAAGTTCATAGTTCTAAATAGTATGCCATACAAGCTGCCTTGTAAATAATTTGCTCGTCAAGTTGTGAGCGTTTCTGCTTGTGTCCTCGCTCTCGCTTCAGTTTGTAAAACCAAATATTCTGATTGTCCTTAATCATCTCCACTAACTCACTCACTCGCTTTTCATCAATCTTTGGTTTGTCTTCTAACTCCTCCCAAGCCTTGCATAGAAAAGATGGAAACACTGCCGCCCTTTTAGTTCTGACATTATCCCAATTGCTTTTGGCTATATCAAATGCTGACATCTTAGGACTGTTGTCAACCGGTGCTTCAATCGCCATGTACTCCCTTGGTTTTAGTTTTAAGGTGTGAGAGTTGTCTTTTATGTAGGCGTTCATAATGTCGCTCACAAACTTGACGTTAAGTTGCTGTGGTTGTCTGATCGTGTACTTTCCGAGCAGATACTCCCGAAAGGCTTTGTCCATCGTTTCAATCTCGCATCGTGCAAAACCATCTTGAATAAACTCGATGAACTCCTTGCCTTGTTGTGGTGGCTTAATGCCTCCTAATGAACAGAGCTTTTTTAACCGCTCTAATATCATCTCCTGTGGTATATCCTGAATGTAGTTCATAATAATTTCCCTTGTATAAATCCTGGTTTACTCCATTGTTCCGCCATTGCTTTGGCTATTCCTGGAAATGTTTGACTTCTAATTTTCCAACGATCAGCTCCTTTTTTTAACGCCTCATAAACCCAAAGTGGCTGACGTTTTTTCTGACCTGTTTTTTTATCAACCCATTCATGAAACTTTCCCTTCTCAACTATGTTAGTAGGTTTCAAAAGTGGTAAATTTTTTAACCATAAACAAGTTGACTTCTGAAATGAATCACCAAACATATAAGGCTGAATGATTTGGTCATAAGGTCTAATATACTTTGGTATTACTCCCAATGGATTTTCAATTGCTATCTTGTCAATCGGTGCTGAGATCAACGCCTTTACAAAATCAATAGCTTCTTGTTGTCTGCCGTCTTTTATCTTTTCTTCAAACCAGGCCGCACCACTTAATGCCAAATGTGTGCATGGTGGAAAGGCAATCATCATGTCCCATCCGTCATTAATAATATCAAATACATCACCGGTGTAGTGTGGACGACCAGGTACATCGGTAGGTAATAGATCGCAACTCATCGCATCGTGTCCAAGTTTTATAAACTCATCACGAACTGCTCCGCTATATTCACAAGCTACAAGCACTCTCATAATGTCCAGTTATCTAATTCGTTTTGACTATCCGCATACGGGAGCTTTTCATCTTCGTATCTCCTTTGGTTTAAATACGTTGTAAAGTTAGGAAGATAATCTGTTTTTTGAGCTGAGATGTGATTCTTGAGGAATTGTGGTAGGTGTTCTCTTATCTTTTCAAGCTCTTTCTTTTTTAGTTTACTAAACTTTTCCCTTGCATCCTTCTTGCTTCCTGGTTGACGACTTGATACTTTGCTGTAAACTTTCCAAACTTCCGCAAAAATATCTTCATTCTTATTTTTATTTAAATCTACATTTTCATTTTCATCTTCATTTTCCATATGTTTATCATATGTTAAAGATGTGTTTTTGATATGTTTTTTAGTTTTACCTTTTCTGTTGTTAGCTCTACTCTCTGAATACTTCTTTCTTTTGTTGTACTCGTTTCGCATTCTTTCATTGTAGTAGCCATTCTCATCTTTGGCAAATTTAGAATAGATATCTTCATCATATGTTTGACATATGTTTTTCATATCTTTTTCTGTTAGCGTGTACTTCTGATGTTGTAGACACAGTAGGCGAATGTACTGACCTACCTGTTCATTTGTCATTGTCATAGTACCGGTTAAGAAATCGGACGTATAAAACAATACTGCTGGATCTTTACTCATTGCATAAAAAAACCCGCATAAGTATGAAGTGGTCAGCCTTCATACCCACACGGGCAAATGTCTTTAAACATAACCGCCTGACCTCGGTTGTTGTTTGCTTTACGAATATAATGAATTATCCGTATAACCCAAATCACTTTTAACTTTTTGTTGCTTTGCCATCTTCTCCAAGTACTTCTTACCTCTGAATTGTGGTCGCTCCATCTGAAGCTTCCGTCTTATCCTAGTGATCGTCTGTGCATCAGTCAACTTGCCGAATGTGTACTCACGTTTAAAATCGTCAAAGGTTTCTAATCTCATACCTTCATCTGACATTTGCATTGTCCAGTAGTAGGCAGTAAGCATTCGGTCATCATCTTTGGTTTCTGGGTGCTTAAGTAGAACTGCCGCAACCCTTTGTTGTATTTTGTTACTCATAGTTCTTTTATTTCCTTGTAGTATTCATGTAACATTGGAATATCTTCTCTAAACCTTTTTTCATATTCATAATTCATCTGTAGATTCTCTAAAAATATCCTCATCATTATATGTTCCCATCTTTGTGTAAATTCATGTATTTCTTTAATATCGCCTGTTAAAAATCCTTTATGTTCTAAAGATTCAACAAATTCCTTTAAGATACTTTTCATTTCTTAAATCTCCTTCTGTATAAAGGTTCAACATACGGCTTTTCAGATTCATTGGCTTGGCGTTCAAGCTCATCCTCAAGCTTCTTAAATTCTCTGACTTCGTCGCATATTTTCAAATAAGCTAAATAGCAAATGGTCATGATTAATGCGATTGGTAAAACTAATATTACTGGTACTTCCATACTTCAAATATAAACTTTCTTTTTAATTCGCCAAAATATTTTGCAATAACTCCCAAGCATTGTTCAATTTCTCATTGAGTTCAAACTCAACCTCGTGACGTTCAATCTCCCCAATGTGCATGATTTTTTCCTGTGGCATTCGTGGATCATAAGAAACGAAGTAACCATAGTCCAAGTCAGTTGCTAACATTCCAAGTTGCATCTGCCAATAATATTCTGGGTGTATTTGCTTAAGGCTGTCCGCATCATAGATGTTAAAGTTCTTGAGATGGATGCCGCTATTGTAAGGGCATTTTATTTCAAGGATAGCATCTGAACTCAAGCCGTCAGGTGAATAACCGCTATACTCACCATAGGGAATAAAGGCATAAGTTTCGCCTCCATAGTATGTCCATTCCTGAAAGTTCTGCTGATTGAAATAGTGAAAGGCATCGGCTTCGTGAGTAATACCCCAATCAAGAGCATCCCCATATATTGGCTTAGAGTTACCGGTAAGTATCTCAGCAGCTCGTTCATATACAAAAGTTTCTGCCGTTTTAGAGAGTAGCCCACCCGATCGTGAGCTACCCATTAACTTGTGAACTACTGAAGCCGTAAATCTGTTTGCTCTTGCTTTGAGCCATTCTTCTTGGCTTTGTGTCATAGTAACTTCCATCCGTTGCTCAGTAGTCATTTCGTTGCTGTCAACACCTCCTCATGCTTTTTAGATAGAACAAACTTATCTTTAATGTCTTGGATGTTTCCACCGCCTTGAATGTGCTTAAGGGCTTTCTGCCACATTGGATGCTGTGGTGTGATAGTTTCTTTGACTGTTTTAACCTGATGCCCACTTGCAGAATTGCCATCATCATCTGCCTGGTTCAAATTAAAGATAGATGCCAAAGCATAACGACGAGCATACGTCAAAGCTGATCCGTACTGCTGAGGATTGTTAGCGTCACGCATCCTCAAGAGTTGTTCAGATTGCATCCATTCGCCACTCTCAACATGATAAATCTTTGTGACTAATACGTCATCGTGTGGGTGCTGAGTAATCAAAAGCCCTAACTCCTGGCATACCGGGTTGATAGTTGTTAGAATACTGGACAAATCCGCATACGAAGAGTGGAAGTGATCGTTCTTGGCTGTCTTCTTAACAGCGTTTACTTTGCCTTGAAACTCAAAGAGAGCTTTCACAAGGTTGTTTGTTTCGTTACTTGTTTTCATTTTCTATTAGTTTGATTTTGGTTGGTTTCAAATCGTGGTAGTACATCAAGTCATTGATAACGTCGTGGCGTTCAATATCATTGTACAAAAGAAAGTCAGTGGTAAATGATGCACCTTTTTCATCAACGTGTCTGTAGACATGATCAGAATACTCATCCCGGTAATGCTCCATAATCATTGATTCGATTTCCTCACGATCAAAGATTAACGTGACAAAATACTGTTCAACAACAACATCTTTGTCCTCAACTAAAATGGTGATCATTGCTGCACCTCCTCATTCTCGATGTCCTCAAGGGCAGCCTTTAAAACTAAAAGGGCTTTGTCTGAAATGACATTGCCTTCAATGTACTTCTTAACGCTGGGCATAGATACGCCCGTTTGTTCACTGACACGCTTGATGATGCCGTGACGTTTCTTAAGCTTGATTAGCTTTACAATTTCTTGTATTTCCATACGGCAAATATAAAAATATTTTACCGAATGAAAAAACTTTTTTAATTATGGGCTGCCTAAAGTGTCGGCAATATACTTTCCAATCCTCTGAGCGAGTGTTTGGGTAGTGACTTGTTTCAACGATGGTGTCACAAATGGTTGTGCCTTTGTTCCCTTCTGTCCAATCTTTCTGGCTATGACATAGGCAAGTGACTTTGTGGCTGCTATCCTATCAGGTGACTGAGCAATCTTTTGTTGCACAGGTCGTTTGTTTTGTATCCACTCGTAAATGTTTTTAATCGGTGGCATCTTACCGGCTCTCCTTCCATCCTCTACATATTGCCAGTAATCCTCCATCAAGATTGTCAATCTAAAATTGTCAGCACTTGCTTGTTTGATTCGTGGCTCAATAGACTGAGATAATGAACTTGAAGCGTTTGTCTTGTTAGCCCTCAACCGGTTCTGCATCTGAGCAATAAGCTCATTGCCCCAATTCTGAACAATACGCAAAATCCCATCATCTGCTGACGGGTTGAAATCTGAATACTCTTTCCCTATTTGCTCGAGAGAATCAGCCATTCAATTTACTTAATGCGTATTTGTGAAAGTCTTTCAATCTGCTAATCCATCCACGACCAAAATGCTTGAATGAAGAAAGCCCTCTCAAGAAGTTTACCCTGTGGTCATAACTCTTCAGGTAGATATAATCCTCTCCTTTCATTATTATAAGGCGATTTAAGGCACTTAAAGTATTCTTCCCTACCTTGCCATCCACTGCGATTGAAAAACCCTCTGATACGATGAATTTCTGAAGTTGCTTGGCTGCTCCGTAAACACCAGAACCCCAAGCGAAATCTGCCCAGAACTCAGCGATCAAATCCGATTCAATATCGTCCGCTTTTATTCCTTCCCAATAGAGCTTGTAAATTGACTTCCAATCATCATGGCTCATCTCGTAAAAGCGTTTTACTGATTCTTCTGAATCTCCGTGCTGTGCTTTCCAAGCCGCCCAAGTAATCCCTTTATTGGTGTGAACGCCTGAGCCATCAGGCACACAGTTTGCTGATGCACTATCTTTAACGTGCTTACTGAGTCCTCCTTCCCAGCGAAGGATATAGTCGATATTAGCATTGTTTATATTACCCATGGTCTTGTATTTCTTTTTGTAATCTTTTAAGATACCACTCTGCTTTTTGCAAGTCTTCCATTCCGTTTTTACGATTATAACGCCACATATACTTAAGAGAATTACCCCGTAAATAACCTTTAAATTCTTCATAACTCATTTGTGATTTAATACATTCTATACATTCAATCTTCCCTGCATAGTGGGTAGGATTGTTCACGTTGTCAGCCATATATATCTAAACTCTTCGTAGGGCAAATCTATATAAAAACTATGAGAACCCTCACAAAACACTTGAGTCATCTCGTAAAATTGTGAAGCTCCAACTACTTTTGACAAATCCAAAACACCCTGTTCAACAATCTCAACTTCGTGTGCTTCGGTTTGCAATCCTATCTGTTCATAAATAGGATCAACCATGTCCTCCCGAAATATGTAGTTCACCTCTATCTTCATCTTATCTTGTATGTAAAAGCGTTAACTTTTAATTCTTCTTTGCCGTCTTTTCTTATTCTTTCAGGATGCAATTCTAACCATCTACCTCCTAAAGGTTTTGGTGATGCTCCACGTTCAACGTGCCATCCTCCTTTGCCTCCGTTGTATTCCTCCTTATATGTGGCTGTCCTAACCATCAGAATATCTTTCAATTTAACTTTGTTCTGTGTTAGTCTTTCAACCGTGTAGGTCAACTCGTGATCCTCGTGAACGTGACCCATCCAAATCATATCAGCACCCTCAACAAAAGTCTGCATTCTGTTGAACTGAATTGTTCCTTTTGTCACTGGTCCGCCACCTCCTGAGCCGTGAAAATACTTAATGTTAAAACTAACTTTCCCACTGCTGTTCTCACGAGCAAAGTTGTAAACTATCCAACCGCCATATCCTCCCACCTCAACATTGGTATCATTGGTTGAATTAAGACCATACACAAAGCGTTCAATCACATCTGTTTCTTGTCGCTTCAAAATGTTCGTTTCGTGGTTGCCATAACCGACTACCTTGATAAGATGAGCATATGGAGAGAACCATTTGACCGCATCGTTTACAACGGCATCTAAATAGTTAGATTTGTTGTGTTCTGGTAGGATGTCGCTTTTGTTCTTACGAGGATCGTAAGCTCCCTGCATTAGGCAGAAGGTATCACCATTAAGCAGTATGTCCGCCCCAATTTCTTTTGCTTTTTCGAGATGATCTCTGAGTAGGTCACGGTCACACTTTGGATTGTCCCAATGGGCATCACTGATGAGCAATACTTTCTTAGGTGCGAATGTGTTTCTGAGGATGTGTACATTGGTCTTCATAGTATTAAAGCCAAGATTAACAAAGCAAACTGAACCGCATTAACGTTGCGAAGTATTTTGTTTTTGCTTTTCTCTTTGGCAATGGTTTGTTCTTGGTTGGTTATTATTGAAGCCTGGTTTTCAATCTGTGTTGAATCTTGCTTGGCTAAGTTGATGTAAAGCTCTTGTTTCTTTCTGCACTGATGCAACTCAATCAATCGCTCGTTTATTTCTCTTATCGTGCTGTCTGAGAATTGACAAGATGCTCTCTGTGGTTGTAGAGCTGCCAATGCTATCAGAGTAGATATTACGAATGGAATCAATCTCTTTGTCAACTGCATATATTTCACGAATGATTATAACTCGGCTTGTATCACGTTGGTATGTCGCAGTAGCTTTCGAGGTAGGGCGTGTTAATAGTAAAGCTGATGCCATGCCCAGCAACCACATCAGTACGGGAATCAAAAAAGGGTTCAGCGTTTCCGCTAACCACGATCTCAAAGTCTGCATCAGTTACGTTTCTTTTAAGTAGTGTTACAATGTCAATAATAATTCCTGCCGTGTCAGATAGCACCTCAATTGTGTTAGAGCTGCTTTCAAATTGTCTGTCCATCACAAGCATAGAGAAGTCATAATTAACCGCCTTCTGCTCGGTGTTAAATGTGAAGCCGTTTGGAACTAACCAGACGAGAGGATAGTATTTAACTTCGTCAACTGCAAAGTCAAACTCTGCCCCCACTGCGAACTTTCCCACCATCTTGTGGCTTCCCGCTTGTGTTTTTATCTTTTCGATTATTTGGTTGAGCGTCATATTTTTTAAGCTTGGCTTCGTTTTTTAGCCTCCATTTATTCTTCGTCATTAGGGAAATCGTAATTGTAGAAGCAGTCATCACTTGTACCCGGCATATAAATGCCTCCAAACAATGCTGTATTCTTTGGTCTGATAACGTCAAAACCACTTCCAGGATTCAAGAACTTAGGATACAATGTTGGATTCTCTCTTAAATAATCTCTCAATCTTTCTGCATAATACTCAGCCTTATCTCTGTAACGTTGCTCAATCTGTGTCAATTCACTTGTTGTGATAGGCGTTGCATTCTCAGAATTGCGAGATGCTACAGACTTATTCATAAACTTGAACGTCATCGGCAACATCGATTCTGTAAGACTGTAATACTTCAAGCAAGGTGCAATGTATGAATCTAACAATGTTCTGTTGTCAGTGGTCAGAGTGTCGTTATATGCTTGATCTTGCAACTCGTCATATATACCCGATCCAATCACATCACGAATGTAGATCTCTTGAGCTTCCTTGATTGCAGATTTTAAAAGCTTAGGATCAACATTTTCATTGATAGGTGAATTATCTCGTAGATATTGAGTCGATATAAAATAAACAAAGTTAGCCATTGATTCTTCTTCTTAATAGTTGTGGTTGCCAAATGTGACGGCAATATGGAACGTGAGCAGTTGTGCCTTTGATTGTCATCCATCCGCCTCGTCTTTTCCAAGCTGAATAACCAGGATCGTTGTACTCTCTTGCAAGTATCACAGATATTTGGTCGATTTCTTCTCTTGTGTAAACTCGGTTAAGTCTAATCATCCTCTGACAGAAGTCACGAGATGTAGGCAACAAATCACCTCCGCTTATTCCCGGTGCTTTTTCGTAAGTGTAACGAGTCACAATCTCTGTTCCTACATTGGAATTTTCAAGAGTAGTTGTTCCTTCAGGTGTAATTCTGAAACCATCCTCAACGGACTCAATCAAGCCTCTCTGTGCCATATCATCAACCTCTCGCATTATCTCCTCCACAGGCTTTTTAATGTTGTTAGAAAGCGTTTCTAAGGTGATTCCCTCATTACTATACAACCACTGCAAAATCATCGCTTGTAGAGCATCTCCAAACTCTAAAGGTACAGACTCAAAATTGTCTGCATCTTCACCGAACTCAGCAAAGACTTTTAAATCTTTGTCATCATCCCATCCAAAAGGATTCTCACAGCTCTCACATTTAACTTGCTCACTCATTGCTGTTGTTGCTGACATACCTAACTCGATACGAGCTTCATCTCTGTCAATGATGCCTTTCTCAAATAGTTCAACGTAATCAAGTCCAATCGGTGGCTTGTTCTTAGTTTTAAGCTTTACAGGTGAGATGTATTTGAAAATAGAACTCAAGGCTCTATCCATCTGATTCTGTCTTGGCTCAATGTATGAAGTCTGAAACGCCTCAAACGCTTCAATCAACTCATTACGACCTCCAAGTTGCCCCTCTGTCTTGATACCAAATAACATCGGAGAAGTAACTCGGTGACTCATTAAAATCTCCTCTTGTACGGTATTGTTCAGAATGTCGAACTGCTTGTCAAAGTCTGAAGGTGCAAGATTGTTTACAACTGATGGAGTTTCATTTGGATCGTTGAACTGAATGATGATACTTCCAGCGTTGTCTGTGCCGCTAAAGTTGTCTTTAAATCTTCTGATTGTCTGACGAGCTTCTTCAGGTGATGGAATGCCTTTGAACAATTGGAGTAGGGTCTGAGCAGAAAATCCACTCTTGATAGAGTTTAAATGGAAGTTCGCAATCTCTGTGTCTATCTCTATATATTTAAGAGCTGACTGATAAGGAGCTGTTGGATATTCGCCACAACCTGCTTTGTACATCTTGAAATAATATACTTGCTTAGATTCTCTTGTAATAGGATTCCAAGGGTAGTAATGATCAGGCTCAATCTTTCTTGCAGTCCAATCTTCAGCGTATAAATAGTGACCATCTAATGAGTGACGGACATTCTGAAAAGGCAAGTGATAAATCTCAGCTATTTTGGTTTTGGCTTTGTTCCAAATGATTTCAAGAGCGAACCCATCGAACAACTCTAAGTCTTGAGCGATCTTTGCTTTTAGACTATCAAAGTCTTCATAGGCGTTAATTGAATCTAATGCCTCATTTGCTTTTGCTATATCCTCTGTATTATATGCTATAATCTCGGTTTTATCACCGGCAATGAAGTCAGCCTTTTGAGTTACTATTGCTCCGTGCTTTGGTGAGCTGTTAAATAGATCAATCAACATTTGAGGATAAGCATTATCCGCACCATAAGTCAAGAAGCCCTTTGCTTTGTTCTCCTTGAAAATGGGGATTTTGCTCTCAGCAAAGTTGATCCGTATAAAGTTATTTTCCATTCTTTACAAAGGTATGATAATGAAACATTGAAGCCCATGTCCACAACGAGGCGTATCCGATATTTATAAGTATTTCGGGAATAGGTGGGTATTGAGTTGTTAAAACGTTATACAACGCCCCTAAGGCTGGGATTGCCAAACCCACTCTTAACATGGCTTGTTCTATTATATTTAGTTTAGCCAATGCCTTAACATCACGCCCAAACACGAAGATATAGAACAACGTCGCATTTACACATATTAAAAGGTTGGCCAATTCGTTAATTATCTGCATCTATTTTTTCTTTAAAGAAACGTTTTGCCACCGCCTCAACTCCCTTTAGTCCTAAGAACCCAAGAATGAAAGCAACACCATTTTGATAGTTTGTATCCGATATAGACAAAGCCGCACATACAACGGGTGTAATGTAGTTAGCACTTGCAACCCCCGTGATGATAGCAAAAAACGTCTGCTTGATATTCTTTGCCGAACCTTTACCCAATAGCAATAGAGAGCCAAAAAGACCCGCAATTGATTGCATTATATTTATTCCAATTTCGTCTAAAAAGGTTTTCATATTTCTTCAGTTGGTTCGGGGAAATACTCAGGATGCAACTCTTTGCACTTCTCAGTCCATTCAGCGATTGCCCTTGAACTACCAAACGTATGAATGCCCATCGGTGGACACCACACTATCTTTGAATCCCAAGAACTTACCGCATCACCTTTCCAAAGTACATCAACGTGGTAGGTGGTTGATAGAACGGGTTCGGTTATTACTTCGCCCTCTGAATCGTATGTGCCTTCGGTTAGGACTATATTACCCAATCTCACGATGCTATGAGGATGACTTGGGTTACCTTCCTCGTCAACTCCTAATCCATCGATGTAGGTGTTGGCTTCTGTTTCGTTTTTAAATTCGTATTTTCTAAACATTTTATATCGTTGTTAAGGATGCGAGTTCGTCGTTTGATAGGGCGGTATTGAAATAGATTGTTTGCTTAACATTCGCTTCAACGTAGTTGTTGTTATTGGGAGTTCTATAAAAATCCAATCTATCTAAACCGCTTGGAGTTACTCCGCTTGTATCAGTTCCAATTTGTACACCATCAACATAAGCGGCAAAATCATTTGTTTTATATCTTATGGCTACTTTGTGAGTAGATGATGGAGAGGCTAAACTTGTGGTAAAATCAGCAACCGCAGAACTTGAAACTATAACAGAACAATATAACGTATTGCTTGTTTGCAGTCCTATTTGAACACGCTCATCGTTTGTGCCATCGCTAATGAAAAAACGAAATTCATTATCTCTTGTATCAGCAAGAGCGGCAAACTCCACGAACAAAACACCTTCATCATCATTAAACAAATTTGCATCAACTGCACCATCTACAATATCTTTCCCTCTCGTAACACTTGCCCCATAGGTAGGTATGTAACTTGACTGATAGGATGCAGAAGATTCAGCCATAGCCCCATATATTAAAATATCCGCAGTATCATTAATTGCCCCTCCCGTTCTACCTCTTAACCCAATCGCAAAAACATACGGAGAACTCGAATGTGTAAATGTAAATCTTTGCCATTCAGGTGTAACGGTTATTGTATCTCCAGTCGTTTGAGTATTTGCCAAATAAATAGTTTGATTTTCTCCAGTATTGGATTTTGCATATATTGATAGAGTTTGACTACCACTACCACTATACACATCATATATTAATGATTGATTAGATGATGAAGTACCACCACCATTCAAGTCGCATTGTAATCGTGTAGCGTTCTGTAAACCCTCAGGACTTATATCGTAGTTTGTTGTTACTATTGCCGTATCTCCCGTACCTGCTCCTAATTTTGTCCAATCACTTGAATTAAAGTATTCGCTATGTGGCAATACGTTACTCCTCTGAGGCTCTAAAAGTAAACTCGGACAACTTGCCCCACCCGAATAGTCAAGGCGTGGCATATCCTCAAGGATACCCGCTTGAGCAGTTGTGGTGGTTGTAGTGATTACGTCAGTTGCTACTAAGCCGCTTTCTAATTGAGCGTCCTGAATTAGTATGCTTCCGCTTCCCGCATTTGAATTATTGTTGTTGCTTAAATAAAAATATATATTTGAATTGGTTTGATTAAATGTCATTGAACATCTGTACCAACCATTCCCTTTATCTTCTATATTAGCGTCAACAACTGCGTTTGTAGTTTCAACAGCACCTATATTTAAATCAAAATAAGCAAAAGAATTAGATGTACCAAAAGCATACAATCTCAAACCATTGTTTACGCTTCCTTTGGCGTAAACAGATAGTGTTTGAATTCCGCTTTGAGTGTTTGTTTGACTACAAATGTTTGCACCTGTACTCATAGTAAACAAATAAGCATTACTACTGCCATCATATCCGCTTTGCCCTCCAACCATTGTTCCACCAATATTAGACCAAGAGGTAAATGTGTTTGAATAGGTGAACAGATTCTCCCTACCCTTCTCAATTAACCCCTCACTATTAACACGGGTAGCCGCTAAGTTAGAACCACGACTAAACGTGAAATCTCCGTCACCGTTTGTAGGCTTGGCACTATATAACGTGCCGTCCTTATATCCGCTTGGTATCATTACCAAACTTGCATCATTCAATAAACTCATATTCTTAAACCTGATATTGTACAACTAAACGCCTCAACAATCCCTCCGTCTGCCTCTACTCTGGCTCGGTAAGAATTGAAAAGACTGAAAGCCTCACCCTTATATCGGGTTGACCAAACACGAATACCAATCATCGGTTATACGCTACTATTGAACCGCTTGTTAATGTAATGCTTGAAATGTACTTGCTGCTATCAACAGGAATGTAAACTCCGCTTCTCAAAGTTACTCCGCTTAATCCCAAAGCCGTCAGAAGGCTTGAGCCGTCTTCGTCAAGGATAGCCGATACAACTGCATCATCGTTGACAATAAAGCCTCTGAAAACGCCTGTGTTGGCACTTGTGTTTGAAATAACTTTGCAGCCTGTGTATCCTGCTGAAAAGGATGTTGATGTACTACTCATAAATCTTTTCGTTTAATGTGGGTGTATATTGTGTTTTTACTGTTGCAATAGGATTCACTTTCAACATTCCTTGCTCAACTAATTCATCCGATAAATCAGGATCAGTGTTGCTTGGTGATGTCTGTGCATATACTCGATAAGAAAACTCTCCGCTATCTACTGAAAAGGTTGAACCCTCAGTTACAGAAAACTTGTTATATCGTTCTGTGTATGCTGACACGTCTGTCAAAATGAAATTGCTTGTGTTGTTAGTCAACCGGTGTGTAATGCTGAATAAATATGTAGGATCAGAAATGGTAGTTTTCTCTGTTAAAGTCAAATACCAGAACTTAGTTTCCTCCTGTGTAATTGTAAGCATCTATATATAATTAAGAAAAAACGGATTTTGGCGAAAAAAAAGAGGAGAGCCGAAGCCCTCCCCCTGTTAGAAACTATGAAAACAAGAAATTAGATTCCCAACGTCGTTGCCACAGCAGCCTGTACCAAGTATGGAGATTCAGCCTCAATCGCACTCAAAGTGAAATTGTAGCCTTGAACGTCACCCATTGCAGTTCCTGACTCAGAAGTCATTGCAGTGATGTCGCATCCATACTCAGAACCAGCTAACCAATAGTTATCATTGTTGTCCTTTACTATGCAGAATACACGATTCTGAGCAAGGAGCTTTAACTCATTACGCTTTGTTGTTGACAACTTACGCAAACGAGCAACAATATCAGATTGGTTGAATACTGTTCCGTTCTCTTGTGAAACATTTGTAGTGGTAGTCATGCTACCCACGCCTTTAGGAAGCTCATAGGTGTAAACATCCCCTGAAGCAACTGTTGTAGCCGTTACCTCGCCACCGCTTACGGTGAACCCGGTAGAAGCCCAGTCGATTAAATGAATGCTCTTTATGCCTCCAACTGCGTCCTTGCAGTCTAAATTAAAACCCTGCGTCAGATTACAAGCCATAACTCTTTGATTGTTAAAGGGTTAGACTTACGCAAGTGTGAACTCTACTAACTGATCAGGGAATGCAATTTGTACACCATATTTCATGGTTGCACGGAATCTTACCTCGTCGTTGTCCTGGCTGTACCAGAATCTGTACTCCTCCTCCTCATTTGCAAGGTCAGTTCCTACAAAGAAGTTAGACATACGAGCAGCGAACATTCTGTTTGTTCCGCTTAATCCACCAACACCGATCAACTTGATGTTAGTTCCTGGAATCATGATCTCCATTCCTTCAGCATCAACAGCGTAGTGGAAAAGGTTAGAATCACGCAAAGCAGTTGTGTACTTCTTGAAAGTGTCGATACCAGCAAATACTACTAAATCATCAGCATCAGCGATGTCAGCAGGTAAAGCGTTGTAGATATCGTCAATCAAACCTTCGATGTTTGAAGTAGTGATTGCAGTTGCACTTGTAGTGTTTCCGTCAACAGTAGAAGCAGAAGCCGCATCAATGATTTTGTTGAAACCATCAAAACGATTTGTGTTTGGATTAGTGTTACTTGTTGCAGTATCACCTTGCCACATTGCCACTTCTAACAATTTAGCGATACGAGATGCTTTCTCGTTACCGATTTGCTCCTCAAATGGAACAGCCTCAGGAGAACCTGGAGCGATTTGAGTCTGCATCCACTTAGCTTCTAAAGTCTTAGGGCAAAGAGTTTCCTCAACCTTAATCTTTCCTACTGTGATATCTCTCTGAGAGAAAGTAGTGTTTCCTGAAGCGTTGTATCCGCAGCCATCAGCTTGGAAGAATACGTCAGAAGTTAAGATGTTCAAAGCCTCAGCAGACTTTACACCTACTTGCACCTGACCAGCCGCTTGTAATACAGCAGCAGTCTTTGATCCGAAAAGGGATTTTACTACTAACTCGGTGCTTTGCTCGTTAGTATAGTCGGTTAAACCAGTTACATTAAATGCCATGATTAATTATTTTTTTAGTGTTTTTGCGATTTTTACAATGTTTGCGAATTGCTCCTCTTTCTTTGACAACTTTGCAGGAGCTTTAGTTGGTTCTTCACTTGGAAGGTCAGCAACCTTTTCTACCAAGTCAACA